CTCAACACAGATAACGATCAAAGAGAATTTACACGTCACAGGGAACATCACAGGAACACTAACGGGATCAGTGGCTTTCTCAAACGTGACATCAACACCTACAACAATCGCAGGTTACGGCATAACGGACGCCGCGAGTTCAACTGCGACAGCATTGACAGTGGTTGGGGATGACTCATCAGGCACGGCAGTCACACTGGGAGAGACATTCAAAGTGGCAGGTGCCACAGGTATAACAACGGCAGTTTCAGGTGACACTTTGACTATCACGGGACCGTCTCTTACAAGTTACATCACAGCCAGTTCATCGGACACACTGACCAACAAAACAATAGATGCCAACGGCACAGGCAATAGTATAAGCAATCTAGAAGTTGCGGACTTTGCCGCGGCCAGCATAGTGACAGCAGGCGAGGGCATAGGATCAAACAACAACGACACGACCATACCAACATCAGCGGCTGTGAAAGCATACGCAGATTCAGTGGGCGGTGGTGGTTCAACTGGTGACCTTACAATCACCGGATCAACTATCAGTTCACCTTCAAATGCTCCATTGACATTGGATCCAAGCGGAACAGGAAAAGTCACCGCGGTCGGCGGATTGGTTGTCACAGGTGGCGACACAGAAACAGCAGACATATCAAGTTCAGGACAGATAGACGCAGTGGGATTCACCTCAACGGGTTCAAGCACATTCGACGGTGTGCAGATCACAGACAACAAAGTAACATCAGCGGCATCGAACGCCAACCTAGAACTGGATGCGTCAGGTACTGGCGGCATCATCGCACAATCACCATTCACGTTCAACGCAGGCTACATTGAGAAGATCAACACACTCACATCAAGTTCAACCATAACTGTCAACTGTGCATTGGCCAGCATACACACCGTCACACTAGGAACGTCAACAGAATTCAACATCACCAACCTACCAACAGGTGGTTCAGTCACATTGATCATCACACAGGATGGCACAGGAACAAGGACGGCCACATTTGGCACTGACGGTTCAAGTGCTGTGAAGTTCCCATCCAACAGTAGCACACTATCCACAGGCGGTGGAGACATCGATGTCGTGACGATCATCAACGACGGAACCAACTTCCTGGGCAACATTGCCAAGGACTACAGGTCATCATAGGAGGACTGGATGCCTCTGGGTAAACACAGACACATCATCACAGTTGGCGGTAGCAATTGGAATCCTTCAGACAGCATCAGCACATCATTTTGGATAGACGGGGCGGACACTAACAGTTATACATTAAGTTCGAATGAGTACACTGCTGTGACAGATAAGTCAGGAAACTTCTCAACAATTACTATAACAGGAACACCTAATAACCTAACAGGCCTAAACGGTTATAACACATTTAGTTTTGATGGCACGGAGGATTTTACAACGAGTTCGGAACAAGCAGTAGCATCAAGCGGAAATCATTGGTGTGCTGGAGTATTCCATTACACATCAGTTGACAACGTAAAAGACTCATTCTGGAGTGTGGAGAACAACACAGTCTCGGCCAGTTCAAAGAGAGACTATGCTATCAGTGCCAGCAACGCCAGTACTTGGGATGGTGAGTTAGATCTGGATGGATTGAGTTCCAATAGAATCTCATCAACTATAGGCAACAGTCAAGCCTGGGACAGTGGTTTATCTAATCACACTTGGTATATTATTTCCCTTTTCTTAAACAAGACAGGCAATCAAATTGGTTGTAGAGTAAGTGGTGCTAACATATTCACCCCAGTCAACGACTATGACAATGCCATCAACACCAACCAGGACGTTAGAATTTGTAAAAACAGAGGCGGCAATCGACTTGCAGGCAAATGTGCGGAGTTTATGATGGTGGCTGACTTGCCAGGTACGGGTGCAACAGATATCACAACACTCGAAAAGGCCGAGGGATACCTGGCTCACAAGTGGGGTTTGACGTCGAATCTGCCCAGTGATCATCCATTCAAGAACGTCTCTCCGTAACCATAAATACCAGTAAATTATGGCTAAACAGACGATAGATCTAGGTACACAGGGAGGTGCGGACGGCACAGGTGACAGCATCAGGACCGCGGGTGCCAAGATAAATTCAAACTTCACGGAACTTTACGCCACAAGTGCTGTACAGTCGCACATTGGTATGGCACAGAACGAGATCACGTCAACACAGTCAAACGCTGACATTGTGCTGAAGCCAGCGGGCACGGGTGTTGTGAATTTCCCTGCCATCAACTTCAATGACAACAACATCGAGACCACTAGGACCAACGACGACATCAAACTTGTGCCAGCGGGCACTGGTTCTGTCATAATCGACGGATTCTCAATCAAGGACAACAATCTAAATGTCACGCAATCTAACGCCAACTTGGAACTCAAACCCAACGGCTCTGGTTCCGTGGCGATGAATCAGATAACCATTGACTCAACAATCAACATCAATGACAACGAGATAAAAGTCACCACGTCAAACGCTGACCTTGTGCTCACTGCCAGCGGTACAGGAAGCATCAAAGCGGTCAAGGTGGACATAGACGGTGGGGAGATCGACAACACAGTGATAGGTGGCGCCACTCCGGCCGCGGCCACGTTCACTACCTTGACATTCTCACCTGTGGCACAGGGGTCACTGAGCACCACTGGACTACAGATAACCGACAACAAAATTACAACCACGCAATCAAACGACAATCTCGAGCTCGACGCCAACGGGGTTGGCTACGTAAGCCTCAATGGACTGGTCTTGCCACACGTGGACGGTGGCACGGGTCAGGTTCTCAGGACAAATGGAAGCGGTCAGTTGGACTGGTTCACATCTCCTGTCCTGTTGGGGGCATCCGACATACAGGACAACCAGACCAACATATCTTTTTCCACAAAGACCGACATAGACCACGTGACAGCATCAGGTGATCATCACAGGGTTGAGTCAAGCACCGCTGTTCTAGACAGTTTCGTTACTTCTAAATATGACAGTGCCTGGTACCTTGCCGTGAACAAGGACGAGAACAGTTCAGAATTCGAGGTGGTCAAGCATTCTGTGGTGCACAACAATACCAACGCATTCATAATAAGTTCGGCGAGTGCTCAGACAGGAACCAACAACCACATAGTGGCAGATGCAGATGTGAACAGCGGAAACGTGAGATTGCTAGGAACCGGCAGTTCGTCCTTCAACTCCATGACCTACTACAGGATCGGCTTGGGAGATGATGACTCCACAGGCTACACAGGAGAACAGGAGGCCGCCGTTGTGATAAACACCGACGTTGATTCCGCTTCAGAGGTCATCGACTCATGGGCACATGCCAATTACAGGGGTGCCAAATACTACATTTCAGTCAACAATGACTCAAAGACGGAACTGATGAACATAGAGGCAGTGGTCGTGCATGACGGAACAAACGCATTCATATCATCTTACGGCATCGTCAACACAGGCAACAATGACCTGTTGACACTGACGGCGGCGATCAACGGAGCCAATGTCGAACTGAGTGCCAGTGGGTTGGAGACAAACCTTAGGGTACACGCATACAGAATTTTACTTGCAGACAACGAAGCGGACAGATCAGGAACCAACGTGAACGTTATAGGAAATGTCACAGTTTCGAGTGCCACAACTGATATTGACACCTTCGACTCTGGAAGTTACCAAGGGGCACATTACATTGTGGTAGGCTACAACGCCACTGAGGGTGCGGCATCCATATGTGAAGCCGCTGTTGTCACTGATGGTTCTAACGCATTCATAACACAATACGCACAGACCAGTACCAAGGGCACTGACCAGATAACGCTGTCAGCGGCACACGATGGTTCAAGCACTGTAACTGTGTCGGCAACATCAACGTCAGGTGGTTCAACAACAGTGAACGCTTACAGAGTGAACATGGCCAAACCATCTGGTACAGCAACAGCCACGGCCACACTGGATACTGTGAGTGCCATAACATACAGAGGTGCCAAATACAACGTGCAGGTGGTAGACGCGGCGGGTGGAAACTACGAGTGCTTCGAAGTCAACGTGGTGCACGACGGTTCGACGGCATACACCTCAACGTTCGGAAACGTGGGCAACAACATAGATTTGATCACGGTGTCGGCGGACGTCAACGCAGGCAATCTAAGGTTAAGGGGCACAATAAATAACACTAACGACCACACAGTCACAGTGGTCAGGAGGGTGATAGAAGCATAATGGCACAACAGACTTTGAACATTGGATCTACGGCGAATGACGGAACAGGTGATCTATTGCGTGTGGCAATGGACAAGGTCAATGACAACTTTGATGAGATATATGCATCTCCGTTATTCAACGAAGACATAACAATCAGCGGAAACGAGATCAGGGCCAATAGATCTAACGATGATCTAGTGTTCGCACCATCTGGCACGGGTTCAATATTATTTCCGGGCATCAGGATCAATGACAACAACATCGAAGCCGTGCGATCAAATGATGACATCAACATTATTCCTAGTGGGACAGGCTCTGTTACCATAGGTTCTATATCGATAAAAGACAACACAATATCCACCAATGCAACGAATGCCGATTTAGAATTATCTCCCAGTGGTAGCGGTGTAGTCACCGCACCAGAGATAACTGTGGACTCAAACATCAACATCAAGGACAATGAGATCAAGACCACAGTTTCTAATTCAGACCTTGTTTTGAATGGTTCAGGCACGGGATCTGTCAAAGTAGCAAAGATCGACATAGACGGCGGCACGATAGACAACACAGTTATCGGTGGTACCACTGCTGTGGCAGGCACATTTACGACAATCACAGCAAACACTTCCGCTGTGATAGACGGTGTTACCATCGCTGACAACACAATTTCAACAAACGCATCCAACGCCAATCTCGAACTTTCGGGCAATGGAACAGGCACTGTAACGATCAGTGGATTCTCTTTCCCAACTTCCGATGGTTCCACAGGGCAATTCATCAAGACGGACGGTGCAGGAAACCTGGGATTCGCCACGGCTGGTGCAACATTGAATCACAGCGACATAGCGGACGCCACCACGACAGTGGCCAGTTCAGCAACATCTGTACTGAACACTTTTCCACTTGCCACATATAGAAGTGCCAAATATTTTAT